TTCCGTGTCCCCGAGGTGGACGGCGTTTTCGTCGTCGTCGTCATCGAGGACGCCGACGTAGTTGCGGAAATCGGATTCGATGTTGAGGGAGGTGTGCGATACGGCGTTCCAGAGCCGCACATCCTGCTGCATGAAGACATTCGTCGCGTCGGCTTGAAAGCTCTGCGCGAAGTGTTGTTCGGGGGTGGTTGCCATACCCAGCCCTTTCGATTTTGGTGGTGATCGAAAACGCTGGGTTCCCCGGGCCGTCCAACGCGGCCAAGACCCACCCACTTGCGGTATACGTCCGCCAGCGGCCCTCTTTTAGGCGAGCACCAGACCCGACCACAGGGCCATACAGCCCTGCCGGGTTCCCCGGACTATGACGCAAGTCAAAGAACGATCCGAATCTATCCGGACCCGTCCGGACCCGTCAAGAAAAATCCGCAAAAAACATGGAGAGAAGTTGAGAAGCTTAGAAGGTCAGAAGGTCGGAGAGTCTTCTTCTCTTCCACGCTCACCCTCTCACCTTCTCAACTTCTTACCTTCTATCCTTGCTTCCCCTGGGCCGCGAAGACCATATTCCGCAGCTCGTTGACCCGCTTAACCGTCGCCGCATGCTGAGGATCGAACTCGCTCGTATACGCCGTGCTCGCCGTGAGCTTGGCGACTTCTTCCTCGGCAGAGGCGACGACGTTCGCCGGCGTATTGGCCAGTGCCAAGTCGCTTTGGAGCTCCCCGAAGGCCTTGGCGTCCTCAAACAGGAACTTCAGGACCGCCGGCTCCTCCAGGATGCCCGTTGCCAGGACCGCTTTGATCCGGTCCGCCGGGACGCGGGACCGCAGGAAAGTCTCGACGGCCTTCGTGTTGGCGTCGAACGACCCGCCCCATTCCTGCTGCAGGGGCTGCATCGCCTGGGCCTTGGCCGCCGCCTGGGCCTGCTGCTCTTCGGCCAGGGCCGCCTTGCCCACCTCGTTCATGTGCGTCGCGAGCTGCTTGAACTGCCACGTGGTGAGTCTCGCCTTGTGGGCGCCCTCGACGAAGCTCTGGACCTGCTTGTCGGTCGCCTTGTACTTCGGGTCCATCCCGGTCGCGTTGTAGTCCGGGACCTCGTAGCCCTTCGGGTCCTTGGGCGTCCCGAGTCGGTGCCAGACGTTCTGGTCCCAGACCTCGGGCGGGGCATCTTTGCCGGGGATGGCGATCTTGTCGAACCCGAAGGACTTGTGCAAGCTGCCCCAGTTGTTGAGCGTGTCCGCGACGGTCTTGTGCGTGCGGATCTGGACGTTGTCCTTGAGCTCCGCCGGGAACGCCGGGTGCTCCCAGAACTTCTCCGTGTACGTGCCGTCCGGCTTGATGAAGAAGGCGGGCGGAGTAGGCGGAGCCGCCGGAGGCGTGCCAGGCGTTGGCGCCGGAGGCGTGCCAGGCGGCGTTGCGGGGGGAGCGGCCGGCGGGTCTGCCGGCGAGAAGTATCGTCTGCCCATGAGTCCATTCATTCGTCTGCGTCCTTCGTACTAATCCACTTCCATGTCCAACGCTTCCCGGGCGGCCGTGATGTCGCCCGTCTTGATCTGCACCGTCCGGCCGTTCCGCGTCAGGCTGTAGACGACGGTCTCGGCCGGCTTACTCGATTCATAGGGGATCTTCGCGAAAACGGCCAGCGCCGCCCGGAGCCCCTTCACGCTTTTCGCGAGGATCTCGTTTTCCCGGAGGATCTCCTCGTACTTGCGCCGCCCGCCGGCAACCTGCTTTGCGTTATTGGCTGCGGCGGGTGCGGTGGGTTGTTGGTTGTTGGTTGCGGGTTCCTGGTCACTACCCACCAGCAACTCCTCGGCCCCAACCACGCTGGGTCCATCCGGGACCTTCGGATTGTCACTGTCTCTTGCCATCGTCTGCCCTTTCCTGCTTGTCGCCATAGAGCCAGTCCTCGACGCGGGGCGACCACTGCCGGTCGCCGCCCGCCGACTCTTCTTGCTGCTGGCGGTCCACTGCCTCCCGAATCCCGCCCAGGAGGTCATCCAGATCCGTCCGCAGAATCCAATCGACCGTATCGAAATCCACCCGCCGGCCCGCGCAAAAGTGTGAGACGTTCGCGCTGGCGGGATCCAGCCGGGCGACCGCCCGCTGCCGCCACCAGGCGAAGACCCGCTGACCCGCCTCCGTGGCGAAGGTGTCCTTCACGTCGATGTAGAACTGCCGGACTTCTTCGGGTGTCACGCCGCCTCCATCGCCATTCCCATCGGGCTATTCGGCTCCGCGCCCTTACTGAGCTTGTTCGTCGCCTCGGCCGCGAGCTTCGCCTGCTCGAGCGCCTGCTGACGGGCGACGAGCTCGGCCCGGGCCCGCCGCAGGTCCCGAAGACCGGAGGCGGACCGCCGCAGGCGGTTCGGAATCCCGAGCGTCTCCTGGACCACGTGCGAGATCTCGTCGAGCGTCCAGTTGTCCCAGATCGAGGCATCGACCTCGCCCCAGGGCGACAGGATCGTAAAAGCGTCCCCCAGCCGTTGGAGCTGCGCGTACTGCATCGCGAGAAACAGCGGCGAGATCATCTGCAAGTCGTACTTGAAGTCGGGGAGCGTCTGGCCGCCGTACATCCAGCCATCAACCCCCAGCTCCCGCTCCGTCAGGAGCTCCAACTGGATCAAGATCAGCGGAGAAATCAGCTCCTGCTTCATCCGGGCCAGCGGCGGCACGAGACTGTCGTACGATTTCTGCAACGCGGCCGCCACCTGGACCGCCTTGGGCTGCTCTCCGGACCGGCTCGGCTGGAGGACCTGGAAGATGTCCGCCAGGTAGGCCCGCGAGATCGCCGCGGCGAGGTAGTTGACGAGGAACTCCCCGATCCGATGATCCCCCTGGATCTCCAGGAAGGAGGGCACGCCCTTATCCGTCGCCCCCATCCGGCCCACGATCACGGAGCCCGGCGCCGCATCCTGCGGCCAGTAGGCGCCGTCATCCGGCCAGATCGAGGGCGGATTCATCTTCATGGCCCCGTACTTGAGCCAGATCTCCATCGCCTTGTCCAGGCCCCGGATCACGCCGTACGCGGCGTCCGTCGGTCCGAACCCCCACGGCAGACCCCGGCCCACGTTGAACCTCGCCACGATGCGGCGCAGGCGCCGCAGGCCGCCCCGCTGGAGGACCTTCTTCGTCTTCAGATCGATCCAAAGGTTCTCATACCGGAATCGCCGGCTGCTGATCGACCGGGCGTCCCACTCCTTGTTCGGACGCATCACGTTCAGATACGCCTGCGTATCGACGTACGCCTTGTCCCGCGCGTCCTTGAGCGACTCCTGCAGGTCCGTGGGCAGCTTCTCCAGGCCCCATCGCTCGGCCGCCTCGTAGGCCGTCAGATTTGCCTCATTGAAGACGGTGTGCGGCCGGCCTGCGGCGTCCGAGAGGAAGGCGTACTCGTTCATCCCGAGCGTCGTCACGACGAAGGGCGCCGCCTTCTCCTGCGATTCCTTGACTACCTCGACGCAGCAGGTCCCGTCCGCCAGGTCCTCGAACGCCGAGTGGATCTCGGTCGCCCAATGGCTCTCCGTCTGGGCCTGGGCCCGGTGCAGGTGCTCCGTCATCGCGGCCAGGTTCTGGGCGTACGACCTGTCGCCGGCCAGGTCGGGCTCCGCCGCCGGCGGGGTCAGAATGAACCACGTCTGGTCCGAAGGGGTCGTATGCGTGTAGAGATTCGCCGCGAAGTCCCGTGCGGCGACCTGGCCCATATTGTCGAAGATCGCCGACCAGGCGTTCGAGCCGGGCGTCATGACCTGGGTCAGGAAACTCTTGTGGGGAAACGTGTACTTCCGCATCTGCTCGACGCGGGTCATCCGGACGTCCCGCTCGATCTTCACCCGCCGGTACTGCCCGATCAGATTCTCGATCGCCTGCTCAGGAGTCAACATGGTCAGCCTCCGGCTGGATTGATGAAGGATGATTCCTCATGGATGATTTGAAGAGACCCGGCTCGCCGGTCCATTGCTGCCACTTCGAAGAGACCCGGCTCGCTGATCCATTGCTGGCAGATCGCTTCAATTCCCGCAACCGTAAGGGGCGGCCCGGCGCATCTGACCGGCCGAATCCAACGCCGCCTCCATCTGCGACTGAGCTTCGCCGATCTCTTGCGGAACTTCCTGGAACGGTGCATGTTTCCCGTGGTTCTCATTTTGCGATCAGCTTCGGCATCGAGGCCATGAACTGGCTGGCCGCGCCCCACTTGTTGCCGTCCGGCAGCCCGGACGCGCCGCGGGCCTGCCGCGAGGCCATCGTCCCCGCGCCCCAGATGTTCGGGTCCGCGATAGAAGGGATCGACCCATAATTCTGCTCAGGGGTCGTGTTCTTGAGCTTCGGGGCCAGCCAGTTGATCCCGGCGGCCAGTAATAGCGGAATCAGTCCCATCGCACACCTCACGCACTATAGAGATCGAATTCCATCCGCTCGCGGCGGCCCTCGTAACGGATCGCATCGGAGCCGCAGAGTTTCTTTCGGTCGCGGACGGGAACGCGGCATCGGCCGGCCCGGTCATTCCAGTCGGGACAGCTCTTGCAGTGTTCCGGATCGCGCCTTGCGCTCGAAACGGCAGTCATCGGCTCCATGCGTCACTCACTCGTACAAATTGAAGCCGGTTCGCCGGGGTGTGTTCGATCGTGGGTGTGTGCGCCTGTACTCTACCGGGACCTGCTGCCTCGCTGCAAGCAAAAAATTCGCAAAGGCGTGCCGAAAATGGTCGGGCTTGTCCCCGCGGGGCCGATACATCGCATCCTGGGCGCCGGTCCGGGGATTTTTCACGACGATCTTGACCATCGCCGCACAATGTTCTGCGAAGATCTTCACGTTCGTATTGACCGCCGGCAGGACCAGCCGGCCCGGCGTCATGATGTAGAAATGCGTCTCGTCCAGGATCTGCGTGCGGTTCGCCGTGATGACGCCCGTCTTCTCGTCGTAATGGTACGGCGCGACGCTCGTCGTGTAATCACTCAGCCAGATCCGACCCCGCCCCGTCGCCTGGTACTCCCTCGCCTTGTGGATCTCCGGCTCGTTGTCGAGGGAGCTCACCTCGACATTGTACGCATTCGCGACCAGCTTCAATTCGTCCCACCCACTCACCAGCAGACACGCCAGCACCCGATACGCATCGTTGGTCAACCGAAGGCCCAGCACCACATGGAGCGCGGCGCCCACATCGACGCCCATCGCCGTCGGAATCGAACTCGCCGCCGCCTGCGGCTCCGTCCCACACCGCAACAACACATCGTCGGCCGTCATGCCGTACTGGGCGTCCAGGTAGGGCCGGCCCAGGCGAAGCTTGATCACATCGCCCAGATTGTTCTGGGGCGGATGGTTGTACTCGGCCAGGATGACCCGGGGATGACAGGCCGGCGAGACGCTGTGGAGCTGGCTGGACCAATACGAAATCGCGTCTTTCGATCGCTCCGGGAACTTCGGGACCCACCGGCCGATCCGGGGATTGAGCTTCGCCCGGCAGCGAATACACCCGAGATAGACCTCCCCACCGGGCTCCTGCATGAGGCAGTTGGGAAACTCGATGTCGGGAAAGTTCCACTCGTTGCACGCGGAGCACCGCATCGACCAATGCCGCTGATCGCCCGCTTCCCAGAGGGCATCGATCCCATACTTCGGCACCGTCGGATTCGCCAGACTCCACTCCCAACCGAGCCGGGAGGCGGCCAGCCGACCGCGGGCCTTGCCGATCGCGTATTCCGGGATCAGGTCGCGTTCCTCATAGACGATCACGTCGGCCGGGTCCGAGGTCAAGGCGATGCTCTGCGCGTCCACGCCCTGGATCGTGTGGGGGAGTTGCCCGCCGATGAACATCAGATTGGCCGTTCCGATCCGCTTGGTGTGCACGTTCGCCGTGCTCTTCATGTACTGCGACAGGAGCCATCGGTTCTGATCCAGGAACGGGGTCCACCGCCGCTGCGAAAAGTCGCTCACCTTGTCGTCGGTGGGAAACAGCTCGATCACGCCGCGCGGGATCTCGCCGCGAATCATCCCGAACGCCATGCGAATGATGAAGGCGAGCGTCCAGCCCCCCTGAGTCCCCTTTCGGCACGCCACGCAGGGATGGGAGAGCGTCATCGGCTCGATCTGGTAGACGCGGTCAACAAAGCTGAACGGTTCCCCAAACTCATTCCGGAGGTACGTCTCGGCCCAGATCGCCGCGTTGCTCTCGGCAACCATCTTCGCCCGCCGAGCCTCGATCCGGGCCTCGGTCTGTTTGGAGCTGATCACTTCCATTTTTGATTTATGATTTATGATTTACGATTGGCTCCCGGATCGCCAGCAACACCAACCAACTCCGCCACGCTCAGGCACGAGGACAGGAAATCATCCCGCTTGATCCGAACCGTCTTGACCGTCGCCATGTTTGTGTATTCCCATCGAGATCGACCTGTGGTACAACAGATCCCGCTTCACACCCCACTCGACAATCCGGCAGCCGCGACGAGCCTCCCTCCACCCGAGGCCGTGGACGCGAACCATCGAGAACAGCAACCCATGTCTGCCCTCCTGCCCGTAAATCATCTGCCACCTCATAACTGCCCCTTCTCTGCGGTATCTGCCGCCACAATCTCTTGGCTCTCGACGTGCCGAACGATCCGCGTCGCGTGCCGGGCCTCCAGGATCTCGACCGCCAGATTGTTGAGCCGCTCCTGGGCCGCGGCGTCGAGGGCCGCCGTGTCCTCGTCGGCGCCGCCCGGCGGCTGGGCGTTGCCCGCCGCCGACGGCAGTTCGGCTACGACGCCCCCGCGGCCGCCGGCGGGCATGGGCAACCGCCAGCCCTGGCGGTTCGCCAGCCAGAGCGCCTGGGCCTTGATGTCCGGATGCCGGTACTTCCACAGCCGCACGATCTGACCCCGGTCCCCATCGTACATCTCCTCCTGGTAGAAATACCCCTGGGCACAGGCCAGGACGGAGCTTTGGACGTTCCGCGTGTCGAATTTGCACTTCGCCTCGCCAATGGCCTCCAAAAACTCCGGATGCTCGGACTTCCAATTGTAGATCGTCCCATCGGTCACGCCGAGCGCTTTGGCGAGCTGCTCATCCGTCGCCCCGAACTGTTCGCAGAGGAATCGCGCCTGCTCCACGTACTCCGGTCTGTATTTCGTCGGACGGGCCATCGAAACCAAATCAAAAATCAAGGTATTGAATCACTTGACTCACCATGGCCCCTCAACCATGTCAAAAACCTTCTTCGCGCCTGTCATCCACGCGATCCACGAACGGAGCCTTATAGCAGACGACGCAGAACTTCCTCGCCGACTCCATTGGACGTACCACGTATGTTCCCGTTCCCGCCAGACGATGCCGACTATTGTTCTCTCAAGGCCACCGTGTTCGAAGACCTGACCTATCTTGAGCCCTCGCACATACTCAAGCTCATCTGCCTTACACATCTGCATTATTCAGCCTCTGGTGAGTCATGTGGGTCAATACGTTTACGATTTCTGATTTTTATCCAAGCCATTCTACCGTTTCGGTCCATCGCGGGCCAGATACGTTGCCACGCGGC